TGGAAAAATAAAAGTCTTCAAATTGAACCTAATTTTACAGAAGGCTTAATAGAAACAGATTTAACCAAAGATGTGTTTGAGGATGGTTTACCTAAAAGAAGAATAATCTTGAGGCAAAACTTCTTAATGGGTTTATTTAATTACTTATCAAGTTTCAAAGGAGGCATAACTTATGAATTTACAAAACATCTCATATTAGAAAAGAAACCTCATGTAACTTTTAAGCATCTGGAACATAGCGATGATTACACTTTTGGGATTGTGTGTAGACCAAATGAAATTGTGCCCATAAAAACCTTTTCGGCAGCTTGTATGAGATTAGCTTCTATCACTGATAGTGACAAAAAAACAATTGTTACAAACTGGTTTCAAGAGTTTGTCTCTTTATTTACTTTCAATGGTGTTATGACTTATCCCCAAATTAAAAAGACTAAAGAAATTAGCAGTGCTGTTACAGGAATGGGTTATTATGAAGATTCATCTGCAATAGGATCACGTGTTGCTGAAGTTATGAGGGTAGGGTGCACAAACAAAGTTGGTCTAATTTTCTTAAAAATACATAACTGGTTGTTACAGCATTTGTATTCATTTGGTGTAGGACAAGCAAATGATCTATTTACTGAACATGATCTGAATCGATTTGCTATGCCAGTGCAAGCATTTGGAATTACAGAGTGTTGGCCTTTATTATATTTAATTTCAGATGGTGACCCAAATAATTATAGGCTTGCGCTATTTACAAAAGATTTAAGAGAAAACAATATTTTGAAGTTCTTAAGCCAGCCAATAATAACTGATTTAGATAGTACTTTTGAAAATGATACAGTAGCAATGCTAGGCATTCAAAAACCTAATTTTAATAAAACTTTCCATTCAAAGAAGCTGGAAAAAATGAGAAAAGCTATCCATTATAAAAGCCAAGAGGCAGTTGATTTCCTAGATCAGCACCCATGTTATCAATTTTTAAAACCAAATTTTAAAGATTATTTAGTACCTTATTTAAAATCATTTTATCTTTTGCCAACTTTCACAATGGCATATTATAGACAATCAAAACTTGCAACTTTATTAAGAATATCTAGTTTTGTGAAAAAACCTTGTGTTGAATTTAAATGCCTTTTTGATGATTTCCGCACAATTCGTGGAACACTAGAAAAAATAATTATTAAATTAATACAAGATCCAGTTATGACTGAAAATGTTGACCCAAGATATTTTACAGAAGGATCTTTAGCCCCTATTTTGTTTTATGAGCTGATTAAAAAAAGCAAAATAAAACAATATCCTAAAACATTTACACATAAAAGCTTTGCAGTAGTGATGCCTAAAACCTATGAACAGGTTCATTTTGATAGTCCAGCTGGTGTACTGTTACAATATCACTTTGCGAGAGAAGATTATATGAATGATAGAAGAAAACCAGCACCTGGTGTAGACATTGAATTAGATGTGCAAAAATTAAAAAAATTAGAAGATTCATTAGATCCAAATCTGAGTAAAAGAGACAAAATTGCATTTCTATATGTTTGCTTAACAAAAGACAAAAAAAGACCTTTAGTTTGTATGTCACCCACAAAAAAGAATTCAGATTTCATGAGCTTTATAATAGCAAATTTCCAATATTCTTTGAGCAATGATAAAACAGTCATTTTACAACCAAGAGATGAACTTGCATTTGAAGGTCCATTGGGCTTAAGTACATTAAAGTATCACATTAGAGGAAAGAAAATAACGCGCTTGCATGCCATCTGTAAAACTTTGTTAACC